GTGAAAACATATGTGATTCCTCCATGGGGAATCATAACACGGGCCGTGTGTCCGAGGAACCCTAGTTCCTCGCATATGCGACCTAGCACAAAACCACACTAACCGTTCTCCTTCAAGGCAACCGGCAGCGCTTGGAAAACTACGGGTTATTCGATCTATTATCGACATTACGTAGGAAAATTTCCAAAACTATAAACTGCTGTACGCCCGAGAACAGACATTAATGTAATCTCATGCCATTGCACTTGCTTTAGGTGTCAGACACGTCTAAGCGGATCTTACGACGACTCTCGTCGCAGACCGGAATCCAACCTCTATGTTCCTTGAGGAAGTTTTCCGAGATAGGAGTCACCCAAGGATGCTTTAATACATCCTTAAGCAACTTAGCGTACCTATCCTCGCCTTGCACCTCTCGTTCGCCACCGAGAAAGAAAATATCTAGCTCCACATCATCATCCTCAATTCCTCGCACTGACTTAAAATATTTGCCAGCAGGCTTTTGAGGCCCCTGGAAAGGGGGAGACCAAATCAACTCAGATTTCTTCAATCCAAGTTTGATCTTAATCTCCTCACTCCAGGAGCGACTGATAATGATAGAACCAGGCACTTCTCTCTCGTGACCGAGTCCCGATAGACCTTCCATCATTTGATATGCAATCAACTTTCGTTGACTGTATGTCAGATGACCTATATCCAATCCCAAGCCACCCAGAGAACGTGGGGCAGACCATGGTCGGTTTGTCTTCTTAAGTCTGTCCATGACATGACTATAGAAGATATCTCGACATATCTGCTCTTGCTCCGGCGAGCTTTTATAGATAGCTTTGTTAAGCTGATCCACTAGTGGGAGGATCGAATCGATGGTCACTTCAGGTCTCCTATCGTCCGAGAGGACCTTCGCTTGTCCCTTGAGTAATCCGGGATTACATACGAAAACATCACTTACACACTCAATCACCCCAAGTTGATTACGACTTAACCAAAAAGGCTCACTATTTATCATAGCAAAATCCTTTGAGCAGTAGTTCTTTCCCACCGAACAGTTCAATCCGATAGCACTCATTACCGATTTCCAAATCTGGTAATGAACGGTATTCGAAACGAAACTGATATCGTCCCCATTAAAGAGAGGACAATAGTTTTGGACAAACTCAGTGTAGGACAACTTCCTACCCTCGTAATCTTCAGCACTAGTCCACAGACCCGCGGCATTGGCATAACACAAAATAATGAAAGAGATCGGACTGCCCATCAGCTGTGCCCATTTCTGAACACAGGAGATAGAACCATCTTCCCCTTCCACTACTAAGTGATCTATACCAAACTTACGACAAAGGTCCATCGTTAGGTCAGGATACACTAGTGTGTGGGGCTCACAACATGAGCGGAGGACACGGTATTCTTCGTAGTTGACGTACCCTTTCAGATACATCATCTCACAGAATCTCATACATACAATCGGATTCATGCCATCCGTAGCCGAATCATAATCACCAGCCACAACAAACGACCTTACGGACGTATTGATAGCCGGATCATCTGATCCAGTTCCTTCTTCTCGCAAAAGCACACCGAGTAAAGACTCTTCTATATGACGGCGGGTAACCGGTCCTCCTGTAAGGGAGAATATCGGTTGTCGCTTCATCCGTTCGAATATCTGTGTTTGGAGCAGTCTACCGTAGTGATACGGGACCGCATTTCCAGCAGTGATAACTCGACACTTAAAAGGTTCTAAAACTTTATGTACTCTTGCGCTCGGCCTATTCAATGGGCGATTCATGTACTTTTCCCGGTATTCTGCTCGTAGATCAGTGAGCAGCTCCTCAGGAATATAAGGGACATAGATCGGGGTTACACGCGTTCGATAATGCGCATAACCAATGAAAGAAGGACTCCAATTCGCAGTGGATCCCCTCGAAAAATATGTCGAGGGCCCACCACCGGCTCCAGTAACTTCAAAGCACGCACTCACGGAAGGCGACTTCCATTTGCACACACTTCGAAATCCAGAGAAATGGATGTCGATGAGATTACCTAGGTTCTCCAAAATGGAGGCTATAATCTCGTCGGTATCACGAAAGGAGGGAACAGGACCTGGTTGTGTATCACCAGCAAGGAGAATAGGCTTGTATAACTCACCATTCATATTTTTAATATGTTTGACAAGAAATTCAAGCTGCTTCTCCTCGCTAATGGCATAACCAGCCCTCTTAACATTACAAATAGCAAAGAACTGAGCTAAAACCTTTGGCGTAAGCGGTTCACGCATACACCTACGGCAATAACGCCAGAACCAACCACCCATAATGTAACCCTTTCGGTCCTTGATCCAATCCGGAAAACTTGGCATCTCACCAATCACCTCCTCCTGTCTTAATATTAGAGATAGGAGGTAGCAACTTTGAGATTTATACCAAGATTCCAGACGATCCAACGAAGCTAGTTCCACCCACTTGATAAGTAATTCAAGCAGTTGTATGGAACTAGGCAATTGATCAAAGTGCACAGCGAAGACGTCAATCAGACCGTGGAGCAAGGCTAAAGCCTTCTTCACACAGTAAGATGTCCAATTGGATATCTCCTCGTCGATGAATTTACTCCCCACTAGGGATGTCAACTCATCACGCTTCGCTGCCCTGACTTTCAAAAAACTGAGAAGATTCTCGACAGAACTAGTCGAGAGTGCATCAACGATGCATTCAGTTTTAGGGAAGTTTGTGAGCACAACCTTTTCATTCAGCAGGTTGTTCGACGACTTGAGTATCCTCCAAAGGATAGACTCAAGTCGCTGGACTTCAACGCGATTTCTCATGGCATGGTTCATATTATTGAATCAACTGAGAA